TTAAATTTGGATCATAGTTTTCTAATTTATCTTTTAATACATTTTTTCTGTATTTAAAACGATGTTCTCTATTTATAAAATTATTAGTATACCAATAATTAGGATTTGTATTATTAATAAATTTAAATCCTAATGTTTCATATAAATTACCAGAAGACCATCTTCTATCAGCATAACTTATTATTTTTTTAGGATTATAATTTTTAATAAAATATTTTAATAATTTACCAGCACCACCTATAATAGTAGTATTTGATATAGAACAAAATCTATTTAATTCATAAACATCATCTTCTGATTTTTTATTACCTAATGCTAATCGTTCTTTACTAAAAGTCATTACAGATACTAATTCCTCTTTATAATATAATCCTAAATTGATAGAAGTATTACTGTTTCCTTGTATATGATTTTTTATTAAAAAGTTATTTTTAATTGTATTATCAATATATTTAACAATACATTTTCTTGCATATATTTTATTTTCATTTAAATGTAATAAATTGTTTAATCTGTTAATTACAATTTCTTTTTTTTGTTTAAATTCATCTTCAAATATTTGTATTAATTTAATTCCAGCTTTATCTGCTAAATTTGCTTTTTTTACATGAAGATTTTTATCTTTATGTTCTTCACTATGCCAGTATAATCCATTTAATTCTATTCCTAATTTATGATTAGGAACATATACATCTATTTCATATCCATTTAAAATATTTCGTTCTCTATATATGTAAGGAATATTTAAGTCATCTAAATATCTTTTTATAAATATTTCCATTTTTGTCCCAGTAGGCTTACATACTCTACATTCTAAATATTTATGATACTTTAAAATTGCATCAAATTCTAATCCGCATTTTTTACATTTCCATTTATAAGATTTATAAGGATTACTAAAACCTTCGTAATCAGAAAAAGGAAATAAGGGAGTAACTATATCTCCATTAATTAAACTATTATAATAATTTAATCTAGAAGTTTGTGATACTAATTTAGGATTCTTATTAATAATAATATCTCCACTTTTTAATCTTTCTTTATACTCTTCAGATTTTGCGTAATTATCAACACCATATTTTTTCAAAAATGTTTGTTTAATTTTATTTTTTCCTTCAAAAGAAGCTAAAAAATTAGTGCTTCCATATTTTTGTAAATTTGTTTTTTTTAATTTTTCTTTTCTATCAGACGATTTCATATGACAAGATCTACTACATGTATATTGCCATCCGTTATTAGAATTAAAAATTGTTAACTTTTCACAAACAACACATTTGGGATTTTCTTTTACATCTTCTATGAATGATCGGACATTAACAGAAAAAGCATAATTTGTATTATCTAAAAATTTAGTATTCTCTTTAATCAAGTTATAAATCTCAATTCCAAAATTTTTGATAAACATTTTTTCTTTAATGAATCTATAAGATCCATTATAGTTATCTTTTAGAAAATTTAAAATTTTTTCTTTTATTTCGACCATATAGCTAATAATATATCATCTATATTTATTCTTTTCAATATAAAAATAAAAAAACCCGCAGATTTCTCTGCGGGTTTTTTGTAAGTTGCTTATTTTAAGCCATTTACACGACTTAAAAATATACTGCGTTATTACCGGGGGTAAATGCTTGACCGAGATTCTTGAGAATGATGGTGTGATAATAAAGACTTGCGCCAAAAATATTATCTACCACGCCATATCTTGTCAATAGACCTACTCGTGGAGCAAAGTCATTTGGACCGATAGTACGTTGAATCATTACAGGAATATATGGGCAATAAACGATACCTGAATCATAGAATTCAGTTCCTTTATAACCTAGGAGAGCATATTCTACACCAGTTGTTGCATTACCACCTTGTGTATAACCAGTATTGCTGTATACAGCACTGTTTTGGACTTCTGTACGTGTATCACGATAAACTTGGAAACGTCCACCGAGTGAGCCAACTTTAGCTACTCCAGTTTGTTGGGTGCTAACATTGCCTTGAACAGTTACCCATTGGAATTCGGGTAGCATTTCAAAGATTGCACAAACGCGAGGAGTTGCAACGATGAAGTTTGCAGGTCCACGACGATTGCGAATAGCAATACGGTTTGCTTCAATAATTACTCTCTGGTAGAAGTCACGATTACGCTCAACAAGCCAACGTCCATCAGCGGATGCTGGAGACCAAACAGAATATCCTTTTCCGAAACCACCGTTAAGTGAAGTTTGGATCATGCGGATAATCATTTCACGGTCGATTTCGGCTTGAATCTCATATGCCATAGCATTTGTGATTTCGGCATCGATATCGATTCCGTTCATGTTCTTAAGGTCTTGTTCTAGTTCTACTGACCATTTTGCACCTAGACGACGTGTACCAGCTTCTACTGCAGTTTTCTCGAAGGAAACTTCAACAGTTGGGATGTTGGCGTTGATTTCGAAATTCTTTAGAAGTTCGGCAACACCACGATCTTGATCTGCAAAAGTCCATTCAGAATTACCTGAAAGAGCTGCTGAAGTGGAACCAGTATAACGACTGTCAAGATGTTGGAAACCAAGTTCGTTTTCTCCCTTTGTTCCAGTTGCATAACTTACTGATTGTTGAGTATGGCTTCCAGCGGGTGGAGCCATTCCTGATCCAGCAGCAGTAAATGCATCTTGGAAATTACCACCAAGGGTTTGATTGCTGTACTTATAACGTAGAGCAAATGCTAGTCCAACAGGACCAGACATTGGTTGAACACCAACGATTTCGTTAGTGATAAGCTCAGGGAAAGTACGACGAATCATTGGGATTAAGATCTTGGGAAGACGGGCATCACCAGTTGCATAAGAATCTGAACTACCGGGGAAAGCATTTCCTGATGCACCATGATCTGCTCCAGAACCGAAAACACCTGTAGATCCACCAACATAGTTGGCTTCACGGAGACAGTATGCCTCTTGGTTTTCGAGTAGCATTGCGGTATTAAGGCGGGTATGTTCATCTTCAATTGGTGAAACACTCTTTGAAGAATAGTCGAGCACTGGTGCCCACTTTTCTAGAAGAGCTTTTGCACGGCTTTGATCAATGTATGATTGTGCGGGTTTGATTTGTTTCATATGTTTTATTTATTCTTTCTATTTTTTTCGACCTCAAGCATATTAGATATGCAGGAACTCAAGTAATATTTACTTCTACCAAATTTTTGTATCGGTAAATACTATTAGTATTTACTCAATTCGCTCAAATAATTTGAGACTTGTGGAAAAAATTCTTCTGTTTGTTCGGTTACAACTTCTTCTTCAGTTTGTTCTTCAACGAGAACACGATCAGAGGTTGCTTTACGTTGTTGGAAAGCTTCTTCTTTTAATGTTTCAAGACGTTCTTCTTCTTTCTTATCAAAAAGAGATAATGTGTAATCGATATTTTCGATGATGAATTTTGGTGATTTGCCTTCAAATACACGTTGAGCATAAGCCTTTTTCTTTTCAGGAAGTTTAGAAGTTTTTTGTTCTAGAACTAGATCAGCTTTTGCTTTTGCGAGAGATTCTTTTAATTGAGAAATTTCTTGTTGAGATTTTTCTGAAACTGAACGGTATTGATCAATTTGTGTTTTTCCATCAAGTAAAGCTTCTTTTAATGATTCGCTCATTAGTGCTGAATCAATAGCAAGTGATTCGCGGAGTTTATTAAGAATGATACGAGCTTTTTGATTTTTTACAGCTTCATTAATTGATTTTTGAGGAATTTTAGATTCGATGAATACATCGATATAATCGGAAATCTTTTCTACAATATCGGTTTTAAATTGCTTTGCTTGTTCTCCGATAATTTTTTGATATCTTTCGATAACCATTTGTAGTTTAGCAGCATTATTTGCATCCACAGCTTCGACAACACGTTGAAGTTTCTTGGAATGATCAGCATCGATAGCTTCTAAAAGTTGTTGTGCTTTTTCTGTATATTCTGCATCTTGTTCAGTTAAAGCTTTTTCAACATGAATTTTAACTCTTTCGCTAACAGCATTATCAAATGCTTCTTGAATTTGTCCGAGCGTTTCATCGGTTAAAATTCCTTGGGTTGCTTCTTTTAGGAGATTAGAAATTTCTTTTGCCATAATATTAGTTATTCTTTTTTATATTTTTTTCTTGAATTTATATGAAGAAATTTTAGATTGAATCAATATCATCGGAAGATCCACCAAATTGTTCTTCACTTCCTAATACATTTTCAAATCGTTTTTCTAATTTTGTTAATTCTTTATATAAAGACTTAAAATTTTCTTGATGTTCAATTTCATCAGATTCGCTTGCAATTTTAATTGCTTTTAAAACTTCTGATTTTAAAGCTGGAATATCATCAATGGAGATTTTTCCACTAGAACGAACACCATACATATGGGAATGTTGACCACCATGATAATGTTCAAAGTCAAATAAAGCTGCTAATGCTGAACTACCATCAGGTAATAGTTCTGTAAGATCTATAATTCGCGAACTTCCAAATTCTTCTTTAACTACTTTTTTTTTGTCTTTGGCTTTTGGAAATTTACCACCGAAAGCACTCTTTTTTGCTTTCTTTTTTTCTTCTTTAGATCCACCAAAAGCTGGTTGTTCAAAACCTTTTTTAATTTTTCCTTTTAATTTTTCTTCGATTATAGTTCCTAAATATTTGTGTGCGGTACTATAATTTTCAGAAATTACAGAATCAATAAATTTGATGATGTTTTCTTGTACGAGATTCATATTTTTATTTAGCCTAATTTAATTTTATTAAGAAAGTTTAAGATAGATTCTTTTAAATATTGTTCAATTTGTTTCTTAGGAAGAGAAGAAATATTCTTTTCGAAATCAGCATATACTTCTTCGAATTGACCTGATTCACCTAGAACCCATTGTTTAGATTCTAATATTCCATTTACGAATGCTTTTGGAAAACTAGGATCTGCCACACAATCAATAGAAATAAGACGAAGATCTTTTACGATATTTTTACCACCAGATGCTTCTTCTAGCTGACCAAGTGCTCTTGAACTCATTCCTACTTTAACTCCATCTTGAATTAATGAGCGAACAATTTGTCCACATGGAGTTGTTAATACTTTACTTTTACCATAGAAAATATTTCCATCTTGGTAAAGTTCTGTAACCATGTGACATGCTCTATCTAAATTTACTTCAGCAGAACTTTCATGATTTAATGTTCCTAAAGAACGATTTGTTTTAATCATTTCTTCACGGTAACGATTAACTTCTTTAACCATTTCGTCTAATTTATAAAGACGATTATTACGATTGTAATTTTCTGCCATCATGTAAGGGCCTTTGATATAAAGTGTAGAAGGACTATTACGATCTTTTTCTTCTAAAATATATTCAAACTGTTCTTCAGGAGCAGGTTTTTCTACAATTAAACGAAGTGGCATAAAACTATTTATGTTATTTGATATATTTTTTAAGAGTAAATGACTTAAAAGTTTATTTTTTTCTAAATAATTCTATGTATAATGATGAATTAATGATTTTTGAAAAGTATTTAGAGATCATAGAAGAAGCTAAAGCTAGTAGAATGCAAGGAAGAGGAACTAGACCTGATGTTTTTGGATCAAAACAATTTTTACAAAAAACTGCACATAAGGGAACTGAAGGAGCAAAAGAAGCACATGGATTCAATTTAGCTACTTCTAGAGGAATTTCTCAAAGAGAATTAGGATATAACAGACAAGATATTTTTTATAATGCTTTAAGATATTATAGACAAAATAATATGTATTATGTTTTATTTGGAGAAGGATCAACATTAGATCCTAAAACACAAAATAAATTAAAACAATTTATCGAAAAAGAATATCCAGATCATGTTATTTTTTCTGATGAAATAGATGATAAAAAAATTATATCTTTTTGGAATATCCCAAAAGCAATAAAAGAATTTTCTATGTTTGCTAATATAGAACCAAAATATAAAGATGTTTTTATAAAAATTTTATATCAGCTATACGACTTATTAAGTGATGAAAATAATTTTAAAAATATTTATAATTTTTCACCTAAAGTTACGTTTTTAAGAAAATCTCCTGTTTTTATTTCTGATTTGTTTAATGAATATAAAGAAAAAATAGAAGATGCAAAAACTAAATTATCAAATAACACAATTCCTAATGTTTTCTTATTAGATAATTCTTCATTTCCTAGAAAACAAGATGCAAGAACTGGACGATTTGTAGATACTCCATATCTCACAGGAAAAAAAGAAGAAGAAACAAAAGATACAGCATATGGTCAAACAAAATCAGAACCAGAATCTGAAGTTACTGGATTTGATCCTATGTCTCCAAAAAAATCTCCAGTGAAACCCGGTGAGCTAGAAGCTATTCATATTAAATCACCTGAACAAGCAAAACAATTACCAACAAAACTTTCTTCTTTAGGAAAAAAACCAGAAAAGAAAACAAAGAAAAAAGTTAATAAAGAATCCTACGAACCTTTTATTAAATTAATCCCGTTTTAAATCTTTTTCAGTTATAATTAAAAATTCTGCTCCTTTGGTTTGTGCAAATTTTTTTGCGTATTCCCATTTTGCTTGGTTTGTTATCCATTGTTTATTTTCATAAAAAACAGTTTCTCTTTTTTTCTTTTTAGATGGTTTAGGAGGAATTGTTTGATTATAAGGTTTTATCTCAATTAGATATTTTTTAATAATTTCACCTTCTTTAATAACGACAAAATTATCTACATAATATCTATGTACTTTTCCATCTAAAGGACTTTTATAAGGAACAATAATATTTTCAGAACCCCATTCTAACACATTTGGATTATTATCAGCCCAAAGAAAAAAAGTTCGTTCTAACGAAGAACGATATATAGCAAATTCTCCTATAAATTTTTGTGGATTTTTTGGTCTAAAAATACCTTGTTTAAATCTTGGATCTTTTTTAAAGATAGGAGGCATTTGAATTATTTATATAAAAATTTCTTTTCTAAATCTCTATACATCTTTTCTGAATACCATACTTCATCTGTTTCTGGTGTATATATTCCATCAACAGTTTCTATTGGATTATTTTTTATCAATTTTAGTATAATAGGTTGTCGTATTTTCGATCCAGTTACGTTCCTGTTCGAGCAACAAGAGCAAAGTATTAGCCCTATCATTAGACTCTTGAGTACCAGCATCCCGAAGTTTTTCGATTTCTTGTACAAGATTTTGTTGTTTATCTTTGGATTTTTGTAAGATGTCATAATAAAAGGATTTATTTTTCAATTCAAAATAATTATTTAATAAAGTTAAAAGTTGTGTTATTAATGATATAATCATAATTATTTTTAATTTTAATAATTAGCCTATAAAAAATATTGCAGGGTCAGATACTGCAGCCGCAGAAGTTGTATATAGATCTTGTTCTAATTTTTCTTTTTCTGATAATCCTTGTTGCATTATATCTGTAGTGAAAGCTTGCCCTCCAAATAAATTTACTCCACTAAATTTACCTCTTACATGGCCAACATTAATTTTTGTTAATGCTAATGCATATTGATATACCCATGCTTCTTTTATAATATCTCGTATTGGTTTTTCTACATAACAACTAATAACTCCATAAAAACGCACAGAAGTAGAAGGTTCTGGATATATTCTTAATGTTTGTGTTCTATCATCAAACTCAAATGATCTTCTTGTAGCTAAAACTTTTTCTCTAGTTTCCAACCAATTTTTAACTGTATACCAACTAATTAAATCAAATCCATAATTACCCATTGCATAACTAAAATAAGTTTGTTGTGCCAATGTTTGTTCAATAGTAAAAAGTGTATTGATTCCTGATGATTCTCCTTCTTCAAAATCTGTTACTGCTATAACTTTTCTATAATCCATAGCATCATAATCAAACATATTATTATACAAAACAGTTTCTTGTGGATTCTCTCCGTTTAATGTAATTTTTTTTGTATAAGATTTAGTAAAAAATATCGAAGCTGGAATAACACTTAATGTTTGATTACTAGAGAATCCTGTTAATATTTGATTATATGTATCTTGATCAAAGATCATATTTCTTTCTACACCATTTTTAAAAGCAGATGATAATTCTGGAATTATAGAAAAAAATGTTTTACTAATAGCAGATATAGCAATATATGAAGTTTCTTGTGTTAAAATATAAGGAGCTGTATCTGGAGATTCTGTTCTATGTTTTACTTTATCTTCGAGTTTTAACATAGGATTAGATAATGTATACAAATGATCTAATCTAACACCTTTTCCTCTTTCATATAATAAAGAATCAATAATTAGATATTCTTTAGTATAACCAGCATATTTTGTAAACATTTCACAAGCAATTGAAATATTCTCAAATAATTGATCTTGGTGTACCTCTACTGAAATTAACGGAGCACCTAATGCACGAACAATTCTATCTCCTAATCTAGAAAAAGAATCTATTTTAGAATTTAAATTCGTACTCTGAAAAGCAGAAATAGGAGTAATCTGACATGCCATATAATTATTTAACTTTTTATTGACTAATTAGTTGAAATATTAAATAATAAGAATATGTATAGAAGTTTATATAATGATCCAAATATGCCAGAAGAATATAAAGTTCTTGGAAAATTTGGAGGATTATTATGGTTATCCGAAAAACAACAGCATATATTAACTGAAGGATTAATAACTTCTTATCCCGTTTCAAATATATTATCAATGTTAAATAGAAAATATAAAGATTCGATTACTCATATCCAATCAGATCCATTTATTCAAAATTTAAAAGATATAAAAACATCTGGAATTTCTTTATATATAAATAAAAAAAATTTTAACGAAGAATTGTTAAATAAAATTAAAAAGGATATTGAGGTATATGGTTATTTTGTAGCTTTTGTACAAAAATATAACATATTTGAAATCGGTATATTTATCGAACCTAAATTCCCATATATTTTAGATAAAAAATATTTAAAAAAACGAAAATTATATCATATAACAAATATTAAAAATTTAAATAAAATTAAAAAAATTGGATTAACCCCAAAAGAATCTCAAACATCTTTTAATCATCCCGAAAATAGAATTTATTTAATGGCATCTTTTAATAAAGAATTTATTAATAATTTTAAAATAACATTATCTAAAAATAAAAATTGGCAAATACAAGATATAATTACATTAGAAATAAATCCAGATAACTTAGAATTATATATAGATCCTAATTTTGATAATGATATTTTAAAGGATGTAGCTGTTTTTACTTTTCAGAACATTCATCCATCTAAAATTAAAATTATCTAATTATTAAGCTGGTGCTTCTTCTGGTGGTCCTCCAGCTCCTCCTTCTGCTGCTGGTGTTTCTGGAGCCGCTTCTCCTCCTTCTGGAGTTGGTGCTGGTCCACCAGTAAATGCTGGAGGTAAACCTCCCGGTCCTGCTCCTCCTCCTGCTGGCGGCATTCCAGCTCCAGCCGCTTCTCCTTCTCCTCCTGCTGCTCCTCCAGCTTCAGCTTGTGCGGCTAATGCTTCTTTCCATTTAGGTCCAAGATTTTCAATTTGTGTTAATTCCCAACGTAATTCTTTATCTTTTCTTAAGAATTCACGATTAGCTTTAATATCAATATCTGACCATCCAAGATATCTCTTCTGTGCAAATGAAGGTGAAATAGATTCATTAGAAGCTAAACTTCCAAAATTAGAAACCTTAAGTTCTAATTTTTGACTTTCTCTAAGTTCATAGAAATTGGTAGGCACATTAAATTCAATTTGAATTGTTTCTTCTTTGAGTTCAAATTCTTTCCACAATCCTTTCATTTGTAGATGTGTAATGAATCCATTTTTAATTCCTAATGCAAATAATTGTTGTTGGCGAATAATAAATCGTGCAAATTTTAATTCTTCACGAAGCATATCTGCCCCATCACGAAAAGCATCTTGCGGATCTAAACGTGTAGTGGGAACTTTTAAAGATTGATAAAGTTTTTTAACGAAGTACATTAAATCTTGTAATTCTCCGAGGTTACTCGCACCGGCTAATTGAGTAACGCTAGTCCCTTCAGAACCAGCACGTTTTGCAAACCAAAAATTATCTAGAATAGATTGTGGATTAAACTTTTGAACTACTCCACCTTGATTTGGATCATATGTTTTAGATGACCAATATTGTGTTACTAATTTTTTTAAATATGCTTCAGCTTTTGGTGCAGGCATATTACCAACATCAACATTAAAAACTAATCTTTCAGGAGCACGAGCTAAACGATATATAACAATAGAATCTTCAATCATTGATAACTGTCGATATGCTCTTCTACAATTTTCCAAAAATGGTAAACGCATTGTTTTATTTTCATTCCATACATCAGAATGAATATAAGTAATTTGATTTTTATCCATTGGAATATAATCAATTCCTACTTGTTTTAATGGATTATTTGGATCAAATTTGGGCTTTCTAAATAAATATCCCTTTACCATTACATTTTGAACATTAGAAAAAACAGGATCAATTAACTCTGTTGGTATCTGAACTACACCTAAAATACCTTCTTTAGGATAATCCTTATGAATAATATGTTCCCAATAAATTTCGCCTTCAACTAAAAGTTGTCTAAAGTAACTCCAACCTTTATGTTCAAAATCAAAATGATTTATATATTTAAAAAATTCTTTTTGAATAGTTTCAGTTTGAAAATCAGATAGTATTATATTTTTAAATTTAATATTCAAACAACTATTTGTGGAAGAATCTATATTAATAATTTCATCACAGATTTCATCTAATGCATTTGCAACTTCTGAAAATGCAGCCATTATTCTATAATCTCTAATTCTTGCTAATTTATCCTTTTGGATATTAGCATACATTACCTCATTATATCTTTTATCTACAGTGATATTTCCTACAGAAGAATTATTATATTCAAAATTTTGAGAAATAGAATGTCTTGATAAAACTTCTGCTCTTTTTGTTCCGGTATCTTCGAAATATCTATATTTAGGATTAAGATTATCTGTTAAACTGGCTACATTAAAACCTGAATACGGTAATTTCGATGAAATATAATTCATCAATTCTCTACCAAAAGTAGAAGTTTTACCATCATTAAAATCTGTTGCCATGTATCTATTTATTTAGGGAATATATAAAAACACAAAAAAATTAAACTCCAGATAAATAAAATATTCTAGAATCAATAGAATTAGTATCTTGCCATCCAACTGAATTTGCTACGATAAAATTAATATTACCATTTCCTGTTAATGGTGGTAAATTAACATGTAATGCATTCTTATTAAGAATAGTTAGATATTCATTTGGAATATCAAATGCTGTTATTGCTGGATAATAAGTAAATGATAAAGAAGAAACATTTGTATATATTGTAGAAGAATCACTACTCAATAATACATGTTTTGTATATTGAAAATTTTGCCCTAATATTGTAAAAGAAGTAGGTTGTAATTGACTTTTTATAATAGTGTCTATTCCCGATAATTCAACAGCTTTTGCAGATGTGTTCCAATATATATTAGTTAATAAAGGAGTTGCTGAAACAGAAACAGTTTCAAGTTCATTTACTAATCCTTTAGTCGGATCATAAATATAATTATCTGCAGATAATGTTTTAAGATAAGAATCATAATTTAAATTGATTTTACTTGTAACATGAAAATTAGAATCAATAAAAAAGATATTCTTAACTAATTCATTTGGTGCAGCAGGAAACAACCAACCTTTTATAGTAAAATTAGTAGTAGCAACAAATCTAGGTTTATCTGTAGCTGTAACATCTATAGGATATTCTAAATTAATTGATCCATCCCATAATACTTCACTACGAATTTCATTTATAACTTCTAATCCAAAGAGATCTGGTATCCTCCAACAAATTACAATATAAGGATTAGAATAAGGAACAAAATTAGATATAATTTGATCTATATCACTTTGATAATTTGCAATTATATTTAAAGAAACGCTTACATTTACAGGAACAGGCATGGGAATATATGCTGATCCTGCACTATTATAAATATTTCTTCTAACAGGATTGATCATCCCGTCTACTTTATTAAAAACTCTTGATTCATCTCTTTGTAATCCTGTGACATGAACAGATATAACAGGCACTGTAATGTTTTGTGCCTTATTTATAATATCATATAATACTCTTTCTTTAGGAGCATGTACATATCTCACTTTAATTTGTACTTTTTCTTCTCTCGTTGAATTATAACGAGAAATAACAACATCATCCATTGCCGCTATAAATTGCGTCAATAAATCATGAATCTCAAAATGAAAACCTTTATTATACATGCTTCTTTAAGTATTTAGAAGCTTATACAAATCTTTTAACAAAATACTTAGGAAGTTTATTTACATTTCTTAATATTGTATCTGTTATACTTCCATCTAAAATATACGTAACACATTTATCATTTTTAGTTCTAACTCCTCTTCCACAAGCCTGAATAAGATGATTCAGCATTTTATTTGTATACCACTGTGGATCTTCTTTAAAAAGTTTTTTTATTCTTTCATCATTTAACGGCATAAAAGATGCTTTTGCTACAATTTGAAATCTAGCTAGATCTTCTTTTAAATCTACTCCGTATGTCATGGAAGGACTAACCAAAACTGTCGGTTCTTTAGATTCAATATGCATTTTAATAATTTGTTCGTTATTTGCTCCATCCAAACGAAACAAAAATCTAGGATCATCAATATTATCTTTTAAAAATTGAGTGATTTCCATTGTATGTGTATGAATTACCCCTTTCACATTTTTATGTGCATCACAAATTTTTTTAATTGTATCTTTTAAAAGAGGTAACTTTTCTTTTAAATTTTTATAATTTAATTTATTTTTTGTTGTGGCATAAATAGGTGCATTTTTAGGATCAAAAGTTGAATCAACTTCAATATATTTGAAATTTCGTATTCCTAATGTTTTTGCGAAATTTTCAGCATCAATAATTGTAGCAGACATCAACAACACTTTATCCGCATAATCAAAAATATTTTTTGCAAGATTATCAACTCTTAATGGTTTTAATGAAATTCCATCTAAAGTATTTTCGATAATATATTCACAATCTTCCCACGTATCTGTAGTGGTTTGCATTTGTGAAAGAAGATTAGAAAATAATTTATATCGTTGAACATCGGATTCGGAAATTTTCCCACCTTTCTTTTTGGTAAATTGTTTTTTTAAATCTTCTGTTTCATCACCTAAACGAATAACTAATTCTCCCAACCAAATTCTAAATTTTTTATAATTTTCGACAGGAATATCTAATGGCTTATAACCAAGACGTTTTAAAATTTTATAATTTAAAAATCTACTAAATCTTTTTACTAATTCATCTTCGATTTCTGATGCTTCGTCACAAACAATATATTGACGTTTTTTAACATGATCCGGCAAAGATAAAAACATACTATAATTCAATACTCCTAATTTATTTGTGAGCATCTCTTTTCTAGAATTATAATAATGACATTTGCTATTTAAAATACACGATTCTTTTAATCCTTGTTGAAATAAACAAGGAGCAAAATCCACCATATAATTATTATCTACATCACAAATATAATTCGTTTTACCTTTCAAAGATGCAGAATCTTGAAACAAATTGGTATATTGATCTTGTAAACTTTTAGTAATAGTTAATGCAAATGCACCAAAAGCTGGTTCAGCTTTACATTCTTTTGATTTCGGATAAACCCCAAAACGATCTACAATAAATGCAGAATTAGATTCAATTAATTCTGTAAATTCAGAAGAAGGTTCTTTCGAAGCATTTGATAATGTTTTAGATAAAAAAGATTTACCGCTTCCTGTTGGAGCACAACATATAACAAATTTATATCCTCTATTAAATGCATCATCGATTTGATTTAATAAATCAATTTGTTGTGTTAATGGTTGAAAATCTTTTGGAAAATGTTCTATCAATGACATCTTTCCATCATAGACTCACAAAACTTCCAAATCAAGGGAATTCTTTTCGAAAAGTAAAATCTTATTGTTTAGATATTTAGATTTAGATTTTTGAGTAATTGATCTAAGTCTGTAAAAGAGTTCAGCATCTTGTTTTGATAATGCTTCTAATTCATAATCCAATATTAGATA